CCGGTCGGCGACAGGTGTTGCGCGATGTCGGCCAGCGTCAACCCTCGCAAACCGCGGCTACTCGCGATCAGGTCGGGGGAGCCGACCGTCGCCAACGCTTCCGTGTACCGCCGTACCGCATCAGGGTCACCCATCAGCGCGGCGGCCAGCAGCTCCTTGTTAAGGATGCCGCCGGTGTCTCTCAGAGCATTGCTGATCTCCTTGTTGGCGTCCAGCTCCGGGATCAGGTTGTTTTTCAGCAGGACATCCCGGACACGTTGCATGGCCTCGGGTTTGCCCTGCAACGCATCCGCGTACACATCCGGCGGGATACCCAGTGATGTCGCGGCCGTCAGCGCGTTTCCGCTGGATATACCAGGGATGCCCCCGCCGGGGGTTCCGGTGGTGTCGTAATTCTGGGCCTGGTTGATCAGCGCCTCACGGGTCTGCGAAGTCAATTTGCCGGTCACCCGGTCAACGGTCTGCTCCAGGCTCTTCTGCGCATCCTCGATCAGCTTCGTTTTGTTGGCCGTCTCCTCCTGCTTCTGGTTGAACTTGTCATATGCCCCCATCAGCGTTGGAATCGCCACCGTCGCAAGAACACCCATGATCCCGCCGAGCGCGGTTGACCCGCCGATCGCGGCCAACCCACTGGCGAACTTGCTCATCTTCGAGCCCTTGTTGCCCGACTTGTCGAACACATCATCGACATCGGACATGGCGTTCTTCGCTTTGTCGCGCGCCGTGTAAAAATTGGTGCCCAAGTTGGTGACAATCCCGGACAACCCGATCATCGCGTTCTGCGCGCCCTGAATCAGGGGGGTTATCGTCTTAAACGCCAGATACGCTGTCAGCATCGTCTTCACGAGATCCGGATGGTCACCGATCAGGTCAGCCAACCGCTCGAACAGGTTCAGCAGCGTCCCCACATACGGTTGCGCACCGTCGGCCAGCGACTTGAACGCCCCCGGAAGGTTTTTCAGCAACTCCCCCCACTGCTTAAGCTGATCCAACCCGTCCCGGAAAAACTTCTGCAACTCGTTCTGCGTGTCAGCGGAGCTGAAGAACTCCGACATGCGGCCGGTGATGTCCTCCAACCATTTCAGGAACGAGTTGCCGCCCCCGGCGGCCTGGGTGATCGCGTTGAACGACTTGCCGATGTTGAGCACCGAATTGCCCAGCGACGTCATCCCGTCCAGGCCGTCGCTGATCCACTGCTGCAGGCTGCCGTCCTTGTCGGCCCCGGTGATGAACGTCGAAAACCGCTGCGCCACATCGCCCAACGCATCCGCCAGGCGCGGCAGCGCGTCGGTGCCGGCCGCCGACAGCGTCCCCAGGCCATCCACCAACGGTTTCATCGCCGCCGACAACCTCGACTGCGCCTCGCTGGTGTTCCCGAAAATACGGTCCAGTATGCCGATGCCCTGCGGGGATTTCACCGCATCGAACAGTGCGGTGATGTTCTGATTCCACGCCGCCGCGATACCGGCCATACCCGACTTGGCAGTAGGTGCCACCGCGGCGAAAAACTCTTGGAACTCTGCGGATTTCCCCTCGAACAACGGTTCCTGCACCACCGCCCGGAACGCGTCGAACTGCGGTTTCATGTCGACGAGGGTCTGCACGAACTTGCGGGCGTTCGGCGAGAGCTGCTCCATCGCCTGCGCCGCCGCTTTCTGCGCCGCCGACTGCTTACCCGCGCTGTCAGCCACACCGGCTTGCGCGTCAGCGACCTGCTGCTGCGACCGGGTCAGCCGCTCATTGGCGGCGACCACCAGATCAGAATTCGCCACACCCTTAGCCTGGGCGTCGTTGAGTTTCTCCGCGTTCTGCGCGTTACGGGCACGCACCTCCAGTAACCGTTGATCGGCTTCGAGCACCCGTAGCCGGGCGTCCCGCACATCACTGAAATCGCCTTTAGCCAGATCCTCCCGCGCCTTCTGCGCCTCCAAAATCGCCCGCGACTCACTGATCAAACCGCCGCGCATCTCAATGTTCAAGTCCTGCAACTGGTTACGCGCATCCCGGTAGGCGCGGGCCTGATCCTTGCGGGCATTGGACTCGTCCATCACGGCGTTACGCAACTGGTTCTGCGCCGCCGCCGCGGTGCGGGCCTGCGCCGCCATGTCATCACCGGACGTCAACGCCGCCTTCGACATCGACTTGTAGGCGTCGGCCACCCCGGAGATGCCGGTCACCAACGTGCCGATGGATGCCGCCGCACCCGCGAACACACCGGGAAGAACCAGCCCGGCCTGCGACACCTGCTGCAACGCGGCGGCCACCTGCGCCAAACCGGTCAGGGCGGGTTGTAAACCGGCGGCAAGTGTCGCACCAAGGTTCACATAGAAGATGTCCGATCGGCCGAGACGATCAAGTTTCTGCGAATACAGCGACAACGCCCGATCCGCCTGACGGGTGTCGGCGCGGACCTTGATCTCTATCGGGATGGCCTCCTGGCCTTCCCGCCACACTTTCAAATGTGCTGTCGCGGTTTTAGTGTCAGCATCGACGTCGACATCGACGCTGTCGCGTTCCTCCTTCTCCCGCCACTCCTTCGTATCCTTAGACGCCTCACCGGTTTTCGCTCCCACCTGCACATCGAAATGCTGCTGCGGCATCGCCTTCAACTTGGCGGCGAGGTCCGCAACGAAGCGATCGGCATTTGGGCGAATCCTTACTGAAGCCACTCCCGCGTTGTATTCCAGAGCCAAGGTTTTACGCCTCCTTCCGTTTCCATTGCGGCACAGTGGTTTTCATCGACGCTGCGATCTCCGCGTCCAACTCGGCCAGGTTTTCCCGGGCCTTGTTCAGTTCGGCAACCTCATACGGGTACATCGGACCCACCGGCAACGTGATGCTGTAGTTGCGTGTGGTGGCCCGCAACAGGTGGGTGAGCGTGACGTTCACCCGGTGAAGTTCCTGCACCGTGCGGTCATACCCGATAATGTCGGGCCGCGCGCCGCCTTCGGGCAACGGTTCGGCTGCTTTCTCGGCGAACGCCCTGGACAGTCGCTTGTCCCGCAGGATCGCCGCGTTGGTGCGTGAACCTTCTATGCGAGCGCAAGTTTCGGCGTAGTTGAGGAACTCGTCCCAGGATCGGTCGTAGCACCAGTCGCGGGCTCGAACCCCGAGGTATCGGGCGAAGTCGGATTCGATGTCTGCCCAGTAGTTGTCGATGTAGTCGAGGATTCTGGCCCTTTTCCCGGCCTCTCACCGGCGATTTCGGCGAGCACCGGGTTGTCCGGGTCGAGCCTTTTGACGGCCGCGACGAGCTGGGTGACCTGATCCTCCAACTGTTCGATGCGGGTCAACTCCTCCTCGGTGGGTTCCTTGAGGAACTGCACTTTGATTGCGGTGTAGAACGCCTCCAACTCCCACTGGCCTTTGTTGGCGAAGAACTCCTGCACCGCGTCGTAGTTGTCGTCGCCGAGCAGGGCGCGGGTGTAGGCGGCGTCACCGGCCTCCAACTGGCTTTGAATCGCATCGACCCCAGCCTGGTCAGCGCCGAATTTAATTGCGTTGACCGACGCGGCGATGGCGGCTTGCACCGACAGTGTGGCGCGGGCCATCGCCCGCGCCCGTGTCGGGGTGGGCGGCGACAAAACGAGTCCTTCGGTGATCTCGAACGGCTCTATCGCCTTGCCTTTGGCGCGCGTATCGGCCAGCACACGCGCCCACGCCCCGGTCGGCTCCCCACCCGCCACCGTGGGCGGGGGGGTGACCTTCGTCTTCTTCTCAGCCACAGGTCAGGACCAGCCCGCGAATCCGGGATCAATACCCGCCTCGAGCATCGCTTTCCAGCCGGGACCGAAGATGTCGACGATGAGCGGCTGCCCGAGCAGCTCGTCCACACCCTGGAAGTTGATGGTGTACGGGTAGGTGGCAACCTCAGCGTCTGTGAGGGCCGCTTCCCCGCGCTCGGAGATGTTGGTTCGGTTGCCGATCCACGCGATGTACCACGGCAGGCTGTTCCACTTGTCGCGGGCCAACAGCACCGTTCGGGACAGGATCAGGTCGGGCAGCTGCTCGACGCCGAACGTGATCCCGCCCGAGCTGTCGTAGCCGACACCGTCGAGGCTGGTGCCCAACCAGTTCTCCAAGTTTTGCTTCGTCGTTTCCTGCGGGGTCAGGCCGACGGTGATGTCACGCTGCGTCGGCAGCTGACGGGTCGGACCACCCTCGCCGTGGGAGCGGATGTCGTTGATGGTGACCGCATTGGCCAGCCGGCCGCCGGACTGCTTCTCGTGCAGGCCGACAGGCTGCCCATCGTCGGGAAGCGCCAGTGCCCCGGTCGACGGGTTGTGCACGGTGGTGATCAGCGGCGTGAGGTACGAGTATTGAATGACCCGTAGTTGGCGCGGCGCGAACAGAAGATCGCGACGTGTGATGTCGGGATTGGTTACAACCATGAGTGATTGACTCCTTTTGTTTCTCTGGGTTAGTCGATTCCGAACAGGGTTCGGTAGTTGGGTAGACCGCGTGGGCGGTCGACATTCAACTGCCATGTGGATAGGACGAGCCGGTCGTCGCCGACGAGTTCATGCTGCAGTTGTGGGCCGGTCACCTCGCCGGGAACGGTCATGTATGAGGTGGTTGCACCGCTTCGGTGTGGGGTGCTTCGCGCCACGATTCCACCCTCGTCGAATTCGACGAGAACGTCGGTGACGTAGGCCATCAGTTCGTTGGATTCGTCGCGGGACTGTGTCATCACGCCGAGGGTCGCTATCGACACGTCGCACCACTGTTGGCGCACCCGCTCCACCCGGCCGCCGTTGCGGTGCACCAGCAGGTATCCGTTGCCTGCGTTCAGGTGGGTGTCACGGGTTTCGGCGGGAATGTGTATCCAGGTATTGAACGGCTCGCACACAACGCCCGAAAGGTCTTGCGCCGCACCGTTGGACGCATAGGTGAACAGGTCTTTGATGAGTCGTTCCACGTCCCAGCGGCCGCCCATCCACCCTGCCGGGTAGGTGATGCTCACAGCGAGTTCACGATCCCAAGCACCCGGACGAAGTCGTCGACCGGCTGCTGCGGCATCCACACAGTGGGTGGCACCCGTGATCGGGGGTGGATGCCGATGCCGTATTCGTGGGATGCTCCGTAGCCGCCGCGCGGGGTGCCTTCACCCACAATCACATCGGCGATGATCCGATCCGGGGTGGTGCCGGCGAAATCGCCGGACAACCCCAACTGCACCCGCGCTGACGCGGCCAGACGACCAGTCGGGTGTTTCGCGGTCTGCATCACCACCGCCCGGTACACGTCGGCGACGATGTTTCCGGCTTCACGCATCACCCGCACACAGTCCGGTGACAGCAACCACTGCTTCAGAAACGGATTCGGACGCGACGGGATGTCAGCTTCCACTGCCCGGACCTTTCTCCGTGCCGATCGTGAACTCCACGTAGCCGAGGTTCTCGCCGCTCATCGGGTGATCCATGTCCCACGCAACGGGTTTGGTGACGAAATAGGTGACGTTTTGGTAGGTGAACCTGTCGCCCACCTTGACGTCACTGCCGCGCGGCACGAACAACTGCGGCGGAACCACCACCACGTTGTCAACGGAAACAGGTGTGCCGTAGACGGTTTCACCGAAATCAGGTGACGGACGCGCCACGTCAATCGTCGCACCGGTAATGCTGATCACGACTGGTGCACAATCCGCTGGGTTCGGTCCCTAAACGATTCGGCCAGTTCGCATTCATCCTCGGTGAGGGTCACCGACCCGGCGGCCCAGTCGAAGAACGTTCTGCGTTCACTGATCGGCCCAAGCGTCTGGTCATGCACACGCACACCGGCCGCCGCCATCGGATCGGCGTTCAGGTGCCGGGCCACCACCTGG